ACAAGACCGTGAGCGGTTATCAGGCTCAGTGTCTCGCTCTTGGTTACACACAAGAACTCGCACTCCGGGCGGCAGAGGCTATGGCTGACAACGATGCCGCCGCTATCATGGCGTGTCAGCAAGAATTTCTGGATGCGAAACAGAAGGAACTTGAGGCGGCTGCGCTTAACAAACAGCCCACTCTTACTACTGGTTCGCCTCCAACGGCGAAGGTCGCTGAACTTGATGCTTATAACAAACAGCGCAAGGCTTGGGGACTGCCGCCAGTAAAAACAATTTAAAGGAGAACTGAAAAATGGCTACTACAGTTGAACCTGCTGTTTCCAACAGCATTGGCCTTGCGTCCAGTTACCTTCCTATTCTGGATGAAATCTACAAGGCAGAATCCAAGACTGCAATCCTCGACACCGCCCAGGATAGAGTCTATTACAATCCCCAGACCCATACCTTCAATCTGTTCGAGATTGACATGGTTGGCAATGCTGACTACTCCCGCAATGACGGTTTCGTCCGTGGCGATGTGAATGCTGGCTGGAGATCCTACGCACCGCAGTGGGATCGTGGACGCCAGTTCGTGGTCGATAGAATCGACAACGATGAGGCAATGGGCATGGTGTTTCCGTCCCTTGGCTCCGAGTATATTCGGACGAAGGTTGTGCCAGAGACTGACGCTCTGAGGTTCAGCACTTATGCGACTGGTGCTGCCTCCGCAATGAAGACCACGGAAACCATCAGTTCGGGTGCGGCTGCTGTTGCGGCTATCGATCTCGGCACGGAGAAACTGGATGATGCGGAAGTTCCGTATGAGGGCCGTATTCTCTATGTGAATCCGACCATGTATCGTTTCCTCAAGGCTGGCATCACCCGTTACACCATGAACGGCGAGAACGGCATTGATTACAATGTCGAGATGTACGACAACATGAGAGTCCTCACCGTTCCGAGCGGCAGATTCAATACTGCTGTCACACTGGCCCAGCCTGACAGTCATGATGATGTTGGCGGCTATACTGCTACTGGCAGCACGATCAACTTCCTGATCATTCATCCGACTGCTATCATGCAGGCGAACTGCTTCACCGAGCCTCGAATCTTCAGCCCCGCTGTCAATCAGCAAGCCCAGGGCTGGATGTGGGACTTCCGGCAGTATCACGGTGCTTGGGTTAAGCACCAGAAGACCAACGGCATCTATGTGAATGCCCCGGCTGCTGTGTCTGCCTGATTAACCTAAAACGGGGAGAGCGGGATGTTCCCCCTCTCCCCATCCTGAGGAGTGCTGACAATGACTGACGCTGAGAAACTGACGGTGATCAAGACGCTGCTGGATGACGGCGGTGAGATGCCCAGTGATGGAAAACTGAACACCTACATCACGATTGCCGGGCAGGAGATTCTCGCATGGAAGTATCATCTGATCGGCGGTGTGCCTGACGATGTGACCGAGGTTCCTGCGGCAGAAGATATAACGCACATCTATGCTGTTGTGGCTGGTTATACTCATGCCGGGTCTGAGGGCGAAAGCCATCATGTCGAGAATAGCGTAACTCGAACCTTTATGTATGAGGATATGGTCGGGTACATTCGCAATCATGTCCTCCCGTATGTGAGAGTTGGTGCTGTCAAGTGAGGACGGTTCAACGAAACAAGCGGACGATCTGGTATGCACTGTACAACGGTGTGACTGAGGTTGTGGACGAGGACGGGAACTACACTGGCGAACAAGAGGTCAGCTATGGCGAAGCGATTCAAGCCAGGATGAATGTTTCCGGCGGTCGAGGACAGGCCGAAATCGAGTTGTTCGGTGTGGACAATCCATTCACCCGGACGGCGGTCACCGATGACCTCGACACCCCGTTCAATACGGACACCATCTTCTGGTTCGAGGCTGATCCTCTGGTTGATCCTCACAATTATCGATGCACTGGTGTGTCGAGGACGATCAATCAGGTTGTGCTTGCGCTGGCTGAGTTGGATATTAATCACGAAGAGATCTTTTCTGTATAGGCTGGTGAGTAATGGATGGAGTTATCTATTACTGGCATCGACAGTATGATAAATACTGTGAACAGATTTCTGAACATTGATGAGCGATTAGATAGAGTTGCAAAGAGATTGTGTGAAGTCGGTGAGCCGATAATCCGTCAAACACACGGTAATCATGCGAAAGTCTGGTATGAGCAGACATCCACTGGTTATCGTATTGTTGCTGAAGGGCAAGACATCCTGTTTATAGAGTTTGGTGCTGGTGATATGGCTGGGACAACGGTTGTGCTTTACGATCAAGTTCCGGCTGTTGTTCGGCCTGGACGCTGGTCTGAAACTCATGCGAGACAGTATTCGACTCATGGATTCTGGTTTTTTGGTGGCAAGATGTATCGTGAAACTGTTCCTCATCCTGCATTCTATTATGCTTATCAGGCGATGGTTCAAGCACTCCAACAAATAGCAACTGAGGAGTTTCAGAAATGAAGTACACGAATAATGCGATATATACTAAAGTGTATAACGCTGTGAAAGCGGTTGTAAGCAATGTGAATGTTACACAGACATACACAGCTAAACCGTCTTCATTTCCAACAGTTTTTATCCGAGAAATTGGCAGGTTGACTCCTCCTGTTACCGCTTCTTTTTCTAACGCACAGGACATTTCTGAGCGTACTTGGGAAGCGCAAGTTTTTAGCAATCTGTCTCCGGGAGCAAAAGAACAGGCGTACAAACTTATGGATGGCGTGAAAAGCGCAATGCGTAATCTGTACTTTATTGAGACTTTTGAATCTCCTATGGATCAGGCAGATAAGAGTATATATTGCCTTGTCGCACGATTCCGTAGAATAATTGGAAGCGGCGAGGACATACCATCTTAATAGAAAGGATGAAAGATTATGGCTGGCGAAATTGGTGCGCTCGGCGTAAAGTTCCTCTATGCTCCTGAGACTACGGCAGGTGTCAGACCGACCACTGGATACGCAGAAAAAGCGACTGGTGCTACCCTCAATCTTGCTGACTACATCGTTGAGGCAACCGGGTTCGGTGCAGATATCGAAACTGCCGATGTAACCCCGATGTCCACGCCGCAGTACGGAAGACACAGATTTATTCCTCTTCTGTATGGCAACGATGGAAACATCAGCTTCAATTGCAACATCAACAAGACGAGCCGTGATAGCTGGAATGCGATCTGCGCTGAACACGCTGCGCTGACTGGTGGCAAGTCGATGTGGTGGGAGGTTATTCTCCCCGGAGATACGGATGGCTACTTCTTCCGTGGGGAACCGATTCCGATGGCGATGCCGGATCTGACTGCCGCAAATGCAGTACAGGGTACTGTTCAGATCGTAGAAAGTGATAATGAGGGATTCAAGACGAAGGTAGATGTACCTTCCGCATGAGAATAGGGCGGTTAATTTAAATACCGCCCTTTATTTTTAAAGAATATTTAAAGAGTAGGAGAAAGAGAATGATTACTTTTACGGCAGATGGGAAAGATTATAAGTTGGAGGTTACTCCTTCAACTATTAAGCAGATGGAGAAGTCAGGCGTAAACTTTACGCAACTCGGTGATCAGATTCTTGCAGTTGAGACTTTGTGGAAAGGTCTGTTTATTGCACATCATCCTACTGTTCCTGATAGGAAGAGGATGGAAATTTACAATGAGTTGGCCCAGGTTGCTGACGGTGAAGAGCAAGAGTACGATGAGAATGGTGAACCTGTTGATGCGTTAATGACTGCGGTTTCTGATGAGTATGAAGCTGCGCTCAATAACTTGAAACGCAAACAGGGAAACGTGAGTTGGAAGAGGACTTAAACGGGGAAATATCCTTTTCCAATATAGACTTAGAAAGTCCCCAAAGTAGATTCGGTGAGTATCTTGATGCGATATGTCCATATTATATGATGTATGGAATGTCGTATGATGAATTTTGGTATTCATCAACAGATCGGCTTGAGTTCTATTGGCAAAAACATCAGTTCGATATTGAGCGGCGTAATCAAGAATTATGGTTGCAAGGGTTATATGTTCGTGCTGCTGTGGCTAATTGTTTGGATAGTAATAAGATGAAATATCCTGATAAGCCACAACGAATTACAGAATTAACCGAGTTGGAACAGAAGATTGAAAATGAGCGAAAGATCGAACAGTTGAGAAATGTGCTGAATGAACATAAAGCAAGATGGGATGAAAAACGCAAAAGGGGTTGATGCGGGTTGACCGTTGAAAATCTTCAATTAAATGTAAAAACTGACGCTGGTAAGGCAGCAAAGCAGTTTAATTCCCTTTCAGATGCTTTAGATAGAGTAAGAAATTCTGCAAGGTCTGTACCGCATGGAAAACTTGCTGTAGGTATAAATAAAGTTAGTAATGCTGCAAAGAAAGCAACTGGGCATACAAATAAATTTCTGTCTTCGTTTCTTCGGATTGGTTTTTATCGTGCTATCAGAAGCGCAATTAAAGCAATAACTGATGCGTTTTCAGAAGGGTTAAAGAATGCATATGCATTTAGTGATGCAATTGTTACTGAAGGGCATCGTTTCTCGTCTGCTTTAGATTCAGTAAGCACGGCTGGTCTTAAGATGAAGAATCAGCTTGGTTCTGCGTTGATTTCTTTACTTACTGCATTGCAACCGATGATTATTACTGCAATAAATCTGATAACGAGATTAGCAGATGCTATGTCTCAGTTATTCGCTGTATTTACTGGCGGTACATATCTAAAAGCTGTTGAAGTACCAACCAAGTGGGCAGAGGAAGCGACTAAAGCTGGAAAAGCCGCAAAAGAATGGCGAAATCAACTGATGGGTTTTGACGAAATCAATCGTCTGGAAGCACCATCAGATGGAAATAGTGGGACTCAAAAGAACGAACCAGATGTTATGGCTATGTTCAAAGAGACTCCGATTGATGGTTTCTTTGCGAAGATCAAAACAAAACTTGATGAGCTGAAAAGCAGTCTTAACTTTGACCCACTGAAAGAAGCATGGGATCGCTTGCGGGAAAGTGGTAAGAGATTGGCAGATACAATTGTACAAGGTCTTGGATGGGCATGGGATAACATTCTTGTCCCTTTGGCACACTGGACAATTGAAAAACTTGCCCCCGAATTGGTGAAACTCCTTGCAAATGCGTTCGACCTTCTTAATGCTACTTTGAAAGCACTTGCTCCATATTTTGAGTGGTTTTGGCAGAATGTTCTGAAACCGTGCTTTAACTTTATTGGTAATGTTGCGATTAAGGTTTTGAAAACGCTGAACGGGTTTTTGGAGAAACTTGCAAAACTGGTTGGCGGTGAAGTTTCTTTCAAAGAGTTTATTCAAGGATTAAGTGATTCGGAAGTAATACTTGGCGTTGTCATTGCTGCTCTTGGCATGAACGGACTCATGGGTCTTCTTGACCGTTTGAAAGATGTTGTCCTCGTTGGTGTGTTTCTTGGTGTTGGTAAATTAGGTACTGCGCTTGCTGCGTTAGCCGCAAATCCAATTACGTTAGTAATAGCTGGTATAGCTGCTCTTATTGCTGGTGGAATTTTACTATATCGCCATTGGGATCAGGTAATTAAAAAAATAAAGGAATTTCAGAAAACTCTTCATAATGCATTGCATGACGGAAAAGTGACATGGCTCGATTTTGTTGCTGTTTTTGTAAGAACAATTATGGCTCCGATTGATGGCATAATTAGACTCATTGGTTGGATTAGAAATCTTATTTCTTGGATTTCAAATGCAATTGACAAACTTAACAGGCTTAATTTTGTTAAGAGTTCAAATGCCCGTGCATCAAGAGCGCAAAACGATGGGAGTATTTATCTGCAAGGTTTTGCCTCTGGCGGTTTCCCGACCGATGGTCAGTTGTTTATTGCTAACGAGAGTGGGCCGGAATTGGTTGGCACATTGGGAGGCCATACGGCAGTTGCCCCGCAAAACGATATCGTTGAAGGTATTCGGCAAGGTGTGTATGACGCTGTTGTTTCTGCAAACGGAAATGGAAAGTCTGGTAGCGGATCCGTTGTTCTCAATGTAAACGGCAGAGAGTTTATGAGAGCAATCTACAGTGACATGAAAGCTGTTTCCAAAGAGAAGGGAGTTTCCCTGATCAGTAACTTTGCATGAGGAAGGTGATGAAATGCGGATAATGATTGACGGTACAGACATCACTGACTTCATCGCATATCAGGGCCTC